AGCGCCCGGCAAATTCGTAATGGTCACAGGTCCGAAAACAGTCTGCACAACTGCCGTGAATCCAAATTGACCATTTTTGAATGATACTTGCACACCGGTAACCGATGTGACGTACGGAGCTCCAGAGATATTCTGCTGGACGGCCGCCTGCATCGCATTTAGGCCACGCGGGGATGCCAACTGTCCGAGCATCAACTGAAATACTGGGAGCCCAAGCGTTAAGTTCTCCCACCATTCTCCGAAGAATAGCCGCAACCTCGTGAGCACGGCCTGGTTTACCGCCTGCCCATCCGTGAGAGACGTTCCATCGGCGAAGATCGGATCATTGTCGGCGTCGAGCGCCAGGTAACTGATAGTTGACATCGGCTATTGGCCTTTCAACACTGTGGTCTCGCTTCCCGTCGCCGGCGGCGGAGGCCCAACATATCCCTTGCTCTGCAGGAACGGATAAATGTTGGCGATCCACCATTGATAAAAGGTGTCGGTCATGAGTTTCTGCGGGATCCCGCTCCCATCGCTGATATTGACGGCCGGAGCCTCGATCGCCACCTGGGAAGCACCACTCACAGTCACAATCTCGCTGGCCACATCCACATAGGCGCTGCCATCATCGCTCCGGAGCTGCGCAGAATCTGTAGACCAATCGGAAATCAAGCGATGCTGATTCCAAGGCCCAGGGATGAAGAAAGCATCCGAGAGATCATGCCTGCGCTTTTCAAACTGATTTTGCAATCCGCCATTCGCCCACCATGTGTCGATGCACATATCGGCAAAGACTAGCAGACACTCATCTCCCGGCTGTACCGGCATCGTAAGGCTGCATCCTCCACCGCGGGGGATCACAATTGGAACATCTTGTAATTGCGCAATAGCAACATCTGTAGTGCCCGCATGGGGAGCCCATATCTTCTCCCGTAAAGCCACCTGCACAACTGCGGTTTGATGGATGGAATCGAATGACACGATTATTCCTGGTATCGCCACCCGCATATCGCATAACGCTTGGCGCAAGGCTTCTTTCCACTGAGCAGTTTGCGCAGCGGAGCGCATCGCCGGATTTAAGTTTGTTGCAGCGGCAGTTGGTGAACTCATTGTTGCCCCGTAAGGAAAATTCCTCGTAGAAGACCTTGAGTATAAGCCCGAGTGTATCCGGTTACTTCAGTTAACCATGTATCGCCGCGTGTATCGCCGCGATGGCGCAACTCGGCGAGCACATAACTGTTATCTTGAGCTAGTGGCATGACAAAGTTCTGAGGAATTGTCAGTGTTATTTGCCTAATCACGGTATTGTCGATACGAACCAGCAAGGGAGGAACCTTCACCACCAGACGCGGATCAAGAAGCACACTGAAAGTCACACCGCAATCATTTTGCTGCGGAGAACCCATGATGGTATACGAGGTTGTGCTGGAGGGCTGCGGTCCAGTCCAGTTGGCCGGCAGAGGAGCGGAATAGATATAGTCTGGATTATCCTTTCCAGAATCAAGAACTCCAATCGCAGATCCCTGCGGAGATTTGAACCACATCAGATTGTTGCTTCCAGCAATCTGGTCATAGAATTTATCGATATTACCAAAGTAGCTCTTTCCGCGCATATAGGTATTCTGCGCAGAACTTAACTGATCTGGAAGTGGAGCTGTCAATTGGTATCCGCTCACGGCCGCCGCCATCTTTTGAACAGCTTGGGCTTGAGATAGATTTTTAGCCGTGTTGAAGTTAAGCCCACGCATGATCTTGGTGTTGGTAGCAATGCAATGGAAAGTTATCTTGTAATCCACCACATTCTCGCGCTCATAAAGCACCTGCATAACCGATCCGCTCCATATCAATTGCGCTCCGGTCGCTTGGTATCCAGCCTTAAGTGTAACCCACTGCGCCGCTACGAGCAATCCTTGAGTCGCAGCATCATTCGTGTTGTACACCGAGATGTCGGCAAACCACCACGGCGACGGAATGGCGCTCTCGGAAATCTCAAACGTCATACGTAGCGCTTCGGGCTCCCACGCATTACTGGTCAGCACGACTCCCTGGCCGCCACCATCGGGTGACGTGTACACAGTCAACTCGTAGGCCCGACCCCAGTATGGTGTGGTGGAAGCGACACTGCCCATTCTGATCTCCTGTTGATAATTTTTACCATGTTCATATATACTCCTTACCATGGACTAAGGAGGTCCGAGCATGTTCACTTTTGTTAACACCATAATTCCCGGAACTGAACGGTGGACGTTTTCTCCTTCACTGACCGGCATTCTTAGAATGCTCTGGTTTAGATTGTGCGTTTTGTTTGGATTCAAATCAATCCCCTACTACAAATGTGAACACAATCCTCCGCAATACCACGGCGCACAATGGAGCCCTCCATATAAGCCAGGCCTCTATATCGGATGTGTACCATGCCTGCTCGAAGAAGTTAACAAGGATGTTGCCAACGGTATAACTACATCTCTCTTTGAGTCGAAATTCACGCGAGAACTTCTTCACATGGATGGCCAACACTAGGTGATGTTGTCTCCCCAAAGAAGCGAAAATTGACCAATGTCATCTATTCCCGGATAGTCCACTGGAGCATTTCCCGTGTTGAGAAGATAGCAGCTTCCAATGTTGAGATATTGGTATTGCGAAAGAATGTTCGCAGCGGGCCACACTCCAGTTATCAAAGGCAATCCACTCAAGAGCAGTTGCCCCTGCGCGTCGTAGATCGTCATCTGCCAATAGCCGGCCATATAGCTGAAACTCAAAGCGATGTTGAGCGTGAGAGATGCTCCATTGACCGTAAGCTGCAGAGCGAATGTCTGGTTAGGATTATTTGACAGCGCTATGACTTGATCGGACATCCATCACCCCTACGCATTCGCACTACTGACGCTTGACCATGGCCCGCCACCCTGCACGGTAGTAGGATCGGTGACTTGGAACTGGTTGATCTGAGACGCGGTTGGCGGAGATCCGGTCGTTGCACCACCCGAGGACGTTTGCGTTGTCTGCGGCAGGGCGCTTACTCCGATTTGCTGCGAGTTGGCTATGAACACCTGCTTGAACGTTACGCGGCATTTCAATGCCGCCACAGTCTTGTTGGACTCTTCCGGGTTGATCGACTCCACCATCATGCTGGAGTACGTCTTCAACCTGGTTCCCAATGTGAGCAGCAATCGGCCGGTCGCCCAGGAGACGATTTCATTGAACGCATTCACACTCTTGGATTGAGATGGTCCCGTCCAAGCACCTGACTTTATTCCAGAAGAGTTGTTAGGATTACCGGACGAATAAGCGACCATGACATCCGACATGCCTATCTCAAGTGTCACCCGAGCCGGCATTGCGTAAGCGTGATCTGATATATTGGCGCCGGTCTGAATTGGCTGACTTGTGATCTGAGCACTCTGGTCATGTTCCGCGCGCATTACCGCATCGAACACGTAGGTCTGTATGGTGGTTCCGTTCATCGTTATATTGCCACCGGTAGCTGTCAACGTGTTGGATGTGGCAGGAGCATTCGTAGAGCCGTTGATGGTCACGAAATAAGTGGCCGGCTTTTGAAATTGAGGAGGGTTCCACTGTCCACTCGACGCACCACCAGCCAATACTGCGGCTCCAATCAATCCGGCTGCCATCAGGCGTACACTCCTTGGAACTCATTGAGGTTGCGCTGAATCTCTTTGCGCGCTCCGGCGCTCACGCCGGCCATAACCCTTGCCTGAACTTCTTCCGGACTGGCGTTGGGCTGCATGATATGCACATTCACCTGGCCTATGGTCACAGGGGTTGATCCTCCTCCGCCGCCTCCGTAGCCGCGCTTCTGATAGGTCCGGTCCCACCGCTCAACACCCGCAGTGTACTGATCCTGCGGAGCTTCATAGTATCCTCCGCCCTTCAGCCGCGCCGAGAAATCCTCTGGAGTGGTGGCTCCTTCGATTCCGGAATAGCGACCTTCGGGCCGCATCATATGAGCGTAGTAATCGCCGAATTCGTCCAATGACCCGAAGGATCGATATTCGGTGCTGCCTGGTATACGCACCCCGCCGAGGTTGTTCAATTCCCTAGCTCCTCGATTCGTGAAGCCGCCCGTCTCATGAGCCCATTGTGCCCAAAGCAAATCTGGAGCTATCCCTGTCTTCGCTGATACCGTCTGCGCCAAATTGGCGGCCTGTTGTGCGCGCTGCTGGGAATCGTCGGACGCAACTCCTACTCCGGCCCCGGATGAGGATGTTCCTCTGGACTTGGAAGCGCGCATCAAGTCTACAATTCCGCCTCCGATGGCTCCTCCTACGCCTCCAATGAGAGCACCTTCGGGACCGAACAATCCGCCAACTTTCATTCCAAGCGCAGCTCCACCAATAGTGCCGGCATGAGGAGCGAGAAACTTTTCGATCGCGATCAACTTGTCCAATAAGTAGGCCACGGCGTTTGCGCAATGCTCGATAGCCAATGCAAACTTTTCCCATCGACTCATGCCTTCATCCACGCTTCCATCGGCCAGAGTGTTCACGACATCGGAAAAAGTATCGGCAAGGATGCCAAGCAGCTCTACCGTATCCTTCAAAACACGCCAAGCGTCTTTCAAGATCGGTATAAGGTACTTGTTGATCTTGTCTCGGATCTCTGGAAGGTGCTCGGAAAACCATGTATTGAACTGCTGCAGCTTCGCGATGAGAACATCGATCTGAGGACCGAACGCCTTTATAAGCCCGCTCACAATGGCGTCCTTGAGATACATGAAGTCTACTTCAAGTTCGGAAACTTGGAAGCGCAGTTCCCGCGCTTTCTTCATGTTCTCTTCAAAGCCCTCTCGCTCCAATGCGCCCTGCATCTTGTCCTGGAGCTCCTCCAAGCGCTCCGCGCGATCGGACAGTTCCTTATCCCATGCAACCATCCCCAAGGGCTGCCCGAGGGCATCCAAGGTGATCTTGAGCTTCTTTGCGGCATCGGCGTTCATATACATCGTCAGACCGAACAGGCGGTACTCCTGGTCGGCGATCGCCACCTTATCGACCATCGCTACAGCGGCAGATGCCACGGCTGCAAAAGCAGAGGTTGCCGCGGCCTGCCACTTCACTAAGGAAGCCGTCATCTCCAGAGCCCTGGAGTCTACCTGGTGAGCAATATCGCGTAGAACTTGCTCGAGCTTTTGGACACCTTGAGAATCTATGGTCGTTCCCAGCTTCACAAGGTATTCATCCATGATGTTGGGCATGACCTGTCATCTCCTTTCCTGGGAAGCAAGCCACGCCTGCCGCCGCGATTCGTTCTCTTCTTTCACATCCAAGAACTCATGTATGTCCAGCAGATCCTGGATGTCGTAAGTGCCGTCGAAGGTTTCGCACTGGCGCCATAGACCGGAGGCTACAGGGCGGAATAGAAAGCCGTCCAAGAACGGATAGTTTACAGTCTCATATCCTATTTCTCCGCCAAGGTCGCTTTCAATCCGCCGCCTTCGAAAAAATCTGAAAGGTTGAAGATTAACGACTGGACTGTGAGACTCATCACTAAGGAAAGATTCTCCGCGATCTCCGGATAGGCATAGATTCCCGAGTCGGCAACGATGGGCATGGGCGCTTCCGAACCGTTTCCCATATCCGTAAGTTTTCCGACTACAGCCAAGCAATTGTTTTGGATGAAAGAGAAACCCTCGAAGTCCAGTCCTTTTAAGAAGGCCACAAATACAGCCATGAGAAGCGACTCGTTGGGTTTGTCTCCCATCTCCAATGTGCCAGCGCTGATACCTGCCGCAAGGATGCGTGTAAGGATGTAGCTCCCCACATTAGGCCGCAGCTTGCGTATCTGGTATCTCTGCCCGTCGATTGTCACAATTTTTGTTTTCGGTGTCATTCTACACTCCCAATCCTGACAAAATGGAAGTTACACTGGTCTGAATTGTGCTCCCAGTACTCACCATATCGGCAGCCATCAAAGTCCAAGTGATTTTCTGCCCATGGGCCTGATACGGCTTATCGGGATTCTTGGCAAAGCTGACACCAGTGCATTTGTGCGACGATCCATCCAGCAATGTCTGTGCGGATATTGCGGTAGCAGCCCAACCGGATATTGCGCCTTGTTCGGCGGCGTTCACCGCAAGATTGTATAGGTTGAGAAGTTCTTTGTGCATCACACTGGTTTGTTGAGCTTCAATGGTCACGCGTCCATTGTTTACCGAGACATAAGATGGCATAACTGTGCCATCGGCAGACACATCATGTACGGTGCGCTCACCTTCCATGATGAACGTGATGGAACCAATACCGACATTCCCGCCTGTAAGCGGGATGGTCACACCCAACACGGGGTTAGATATAACCCCCACCAAGTCTTTGAAAGAGTATGTTGTTCCTACGCTCATGGAAATTTCTCCTTAGAACCTTTGTTTGACGAATGATTTACAACTGGGTGTACACGCCGATGAGTAGGCTTTGAACCGCCCCGGCTGTGGTTATGGCGCAGTAGATCGGCATGGCCTTGCCCGCCGCGCGATCGCCGCTCGACTGTTGGCTATAGGGCTGCGCTTGGGACAAGTATCCGGCTGGAAGAGCCTGCCCTTTTTGCAAATTCAATACTTGCCTTCCAGTCCAAATTGCCGGAGCCAAGAACCCGATGTTTGCAGAGTTTGCGCAGGCTTGGTCAACAGCCCCAATCAAGAGTTGCTCTCCGGTATTTGTTTGCGGAACAGCAGGGTTCGACGCAAGAACGTTCAATGTGTCGATCTGCATATTGGCGACCAGCATGGCCAGGTTGATCCAAAGGTAGCTCGGGGATCCATCCGACATGAATCCAGCTTCGATCAACTGATAGGATCCAAAGTTGGAATAGACGTTAAAGCTGGCCGCGAGGATATTGTCGTACTGCGTTTGCGTGAGCGGCTCGGGCGCAATTCCGGCGAGCTGCTTATGCGCCATGGTGAAGAAGCTATTCGCCAGGCCGGTGTTCAGCCCCATCTCGGCGCCCATGAGTCCAGCCGCGGCATAGATGTTATCCGGATAGAGGCCGCCTTGCGTGGTCGAATAGATGCCGAGCACGCGGAACTTCAACGCCTGCAACTGGAGCGCAACGTTGCCAGCTGTTGAATTGGGGATACCAGGATCGCTGGACCATGGATAGTAGCGGGTGCTCTGCCAGAGCGAATCGGCCCACTCCGCGATCGCGAGATTGTCAGGCGCCGCTGGATTGTTGACGGCCAGGCCATACCAGACATTGTTGGCCGCGCGGCAGGCCTGTGAGGCCTGAAGCAGCGACTCGCCAACGGTGATGTTGACCTTGAGACCGCTCCCGACGGATGGAGCAACAGCGGCGGTCGTCAGTCCACTCGCGGCCGTATATCCGGTTCCTTGGTTTCCAAGCGTGGTTCCCAAGGTAAGCACGAGGCCGCCAGGCCCAACGGTAAGCACGGTGAGAACACCGTAGCTTCCGCCAACCTGCGTGACTCCAACCTGGTCATTGACAGCATAACCAGATCCATACGCGCCGATGTAAACGGCGGCGCCAGTAACAGTGGTAAGGCACGGGCTGGATAGCACGGCCGTCGTCGAGTTTGTGACCGACGCAATCGTCGTGACCAGGTTAGCCCCACTAGCCCCAGCGCCGACCACTACGACCGTTGATCCCACATCGCCAGTTACAAAGCTGGCTGTGGCGGAGGTCAGGTCGGTAGGATCCACGCTTGAGCTCATGGCTCCATCGTCTACGGTCCTTCCAGCCGGAACGGCCATAGCGATCGCGGTGCCATCCTGCCTTCCAATCCAGATAAACTGCGGAGCCGGCGTCTGGCTGAAGTAGATTTGCGCGGCGATGTACTCCGGGTCCGAACTCGTGAAACCATCCGCGAGCATCGCGGTAGTGCTTGAATACTGGCGAATTCGCGGGTTTGTTCCATAAGACGGAATGACCGCGCTCGGGCCAACAAACAGACCCTGATTGAAGCTGTTGGCGGTCACCGCGCTGGGAGCCACCGTGACAGATATGTCAACGATGTTCGACATCGAGAGCGGAGGCGTGTTTGCCATTGGCTTACTCCTCTGAGGATTCTGGTTTCTCTACGTTGTTACTGTGAAGTCCGCCACAGGATCGTTCGGCGAACCATCGAATACCTTGACTTCAACACTGGTGGCGATGCCATCAGTGATCGTTTCGGTGACCTGCTCGTACATGACGATGTGATAGTCGGCCCTCTCAATCCACTGTGCGTTCCACTCCTCCGGCATTCTC